AACTCGCTATCAATCATATCGCCCAATTAGAGGGAGAAATCAACGCCCTACAGATGAAGTTAATGCAGTTAGATGCGGCTAAGTCTGTGTTTATGGGCCAATTGAAAGCAGCACTGCCAGAGTAAATGGCACTCGTTCCCGTAGACAATGTAGGGCAAGTCGGTATTGTCAAGGATCAAAATCCTTGGCAACTGCCCCCTAATGTCTGGTCAGATGGTAACAATGTAAAGACCGATGAAGGCTCCATAAAGAAGGCTCTGGGTTACGCCAGCGTCATGGAGACTGTTCCTGCTGCCCCTTACTACATTACTCACCTTGTTTCCGGTATTAATGAGTATTGGGTTATAGGTGGTCTTGCAGCCATCCATGTCTACGATAATACTTCTAAAACAGATACCCTGAATGGTGCTATTAATGCGTCAGTTACGACCATTACATTAGATAGCACTACAGACTTTGAGACTGCTGGCACTGTAACTGTAGGTTCTGAACAGATAACCTATACCGGGAAATCAGCAACTCAGCTTACAGGATGTACAAGAGGTGCTAACTCTACCACTGCTGCATCTCATTCAGATGGTGCAGTCGTAACCAGAACTAAGAAGTGGTATGACATCACTAGAGCCAGCGGAGCATATTCAACTACTGCTGCTGAGAACTGGGCTGCTACGGTTATAGGTGGTGTTCTTATAATGACCAATAAGGTGGATGATCCCCAATACTGGGCATTGGCTGCTGGTGTTCCTGCAACAGCCCAGAAGATGCAGGATTTAAATAACTGGCCAGCATCCACAGAATGTAAAGCAATGAGATCATTCCGTTCCTTCTTGGTTGCCCTTAACGTAACCAAGTCAAGTGTTAAGTATCCAAGATTAGTCAAGTGGTCTACAGAGGCTGCTACTCAAACCACCCCAACTTCATGGGATGAAACATCAGCCACAGTTGATGCGGGGGAGTATGAGTTGGCTGACTCAAAGGGTGAGATATTGGATGGTCTTCAGTTAGCAGACAATTTTATGATCTACAAGGAAGATTCCATCTACTCCATGCAGTATGTGGGTACTCCATTTATCTTTGCATTTCGTCAAATCTCCCCGACGATAGGCGCAATTGCCAAGAACTGTGTCGCTGAGTATCCCGGTGGTCACGCAATCTTTGGCAATGGTGATTTCTATATAAATGATGGTAGAACTATTAAACCCATCTTACCGCCCAAACTAAGGTCTTATGTATTCTCAACGATTGATGGAGATGCAATAAGCAGAAGTTTTGTGGTGGCGGATTATGGTAGATCAGAGATGTTATTTTGCTTCTCTCAGGATGGTGGCGTAACAGGACAGCCAGACAGAGCGATTGTTTGGAACTGGAATCAAAATACTTTCACTATCCGAAATTTGCCCGGTTTGGGCCACATAGGTTATGGGAATATTTTAGACCCCAATGTAATGACTACATGGGGAGCCATGACAAGTCCATTGGCAGTTGCTATTACCTCAACTAGCGCAGTCGGAGCAATCTTAACAGTAGATGATGCTTCTGGTTTTGAGCCTTCTGGTAATATTACCATAAATGATGAGCAGATGACCTACACAAGTAGGACGGCTACTGTATTAACTATTTCTGCAAGAGGAGTAAACAGTACAACGGCTGCAACTCATGCTGTAGATGCGGTGGCATATAACGGCCCCACTTGGACGACAGTTAGTGGGCCTTGGACTATGAGTTATCCAACGGTGGAGAATGTTCTTATGTTTGCATCTCCTGAAAACACAAAGATATATAGGGATAATTCTGGGTTTAAGGAAGATACAACCCTTATGAATTCTTTTGTTGAGCGCACTGGATTATCCATGAATTCTCAAGGACAGCCTGATTACACGGTTGTTAAGAATATCACCGCAATATACCCAAAGATGAACATTGACAGCACGAATACTATCAATGTTTATCTTGGAACGCAGATGTCTACAGAAGAGGGTATTACATGGGGTAGTGCTGTGTCATTTAATCCAGATTCACAATCAAAGGTATCTGTAAGAGGTTCTGGAAAATACTATGCTGTCAAGTTTGAATCAGACGCAAACATGGATTGGAAACTGGATGGCTATGCTTTGGAAGTTCAGGATGCTGGACGCAGAGGTTCTAGGAGTTACTGATGGCTTATTTTTTAGAAGAGAAAAGAAAAAAAGAACCTTATCAGTTAGCAAGGTTAGAGTACGGCACTGGTCGCCCTACAAGCGCCGCGAGAGGCGGAGCGGGTGTACCGTTCACTGGATGGAATCTTCCACTTGCTGGTGGTATGCGTATGGGTGGTATGCAAGATTACGCCCCACCTTGGATAAATAAACCAGCCCGGTTAGACCCCTATCAGGCACAACTTGAACAAGAGCGAATAGATAGAATACAGCCTGTTTCACCTACTGCTGGCAAATACGTATATGATCCACAGACTGAAAGCACTCGGGGTATTTTTGCTGAAGCGGAAGGATTGGTTCCCGGTCTGGGGGGTGATTTTGTTCCAAAGTATCAGGATGTGAATCCTTTTATATGGAATCAGATGACTGGGGAGCGTGATAGAAGTGGTTTTGATAGCCATTTAGAATTGATGAGTGCTAGGCATCCTAACTTTTCTGCTGAATATGCGGCTAACCCTCTTGAAGCATTGCAAAGATATGATCCGCAGTCTTACCATCTGACAGGCCCAGCCCATGATTACTATACCAATCCTGATAGATTTGGCCCTGAAATGCCACCCGGCTTATTGGGCATGACCCCAGACATGATTGATGATTCATCAGGTATGGATGCTGCCACTCTTGCTCGTACAGGTGGAATACTGCCTCCCGCTGGACTTTTAGGGAACGTCTAAAATGGCTACCTATAAAGATAGGGTAGTAAAGTCTGTAACTCATTATGAACCCGGCTCACCCCCTGATGACCCAGAAGACATGGGAATCTATGTCGTTAATGAATTAAAGAGATTGGCAAACGTAGTATTAAACCAAGCAATATTTAGACTAGAGGTAACAAATGAAGCGCCATCAAGACCAAGAACCGGAGACATCAGATTCGCAGATGGAACCAACTGGGATCCCGGATCGGGCGAAGGAATTTATTTCGCAGACACCGCTTCCCCACCAGTCTGGACAAAACTGTAGGATAGCAATGGTTACGCCGGACGACGTTAGCGTCGTTTGGGAGGCTGTTGAAGAGTATATCCAAGGGGCCATTGATCACTCTCAGGGTGAGGCTACCCTAGAGGACTATTACGAGCATCTCTCCACAGGTGATATGCAGTTATGGCTGGCGGTTGACAAGAATAACATTCTAGCCTGCATGGTTACCCAGATAGCACCATACCCCAGCAAGAGAGTTCTACGCATCATAGCACTTGGTGGCGTAGAGATGGAACGCTGGATTCAGTTTCTTCCAGACGTTGAACATTGGGCACTGAACATGGGATGCACATCATTAGAAGTATGGGGCCGTAAGGGCTGGCTTAAAATACTGAGGGATTGGGAATGCAGTTATCATATACTAACAAAAGACCTAACGGCTAGGATGCACTGATGGCTAAAAAATATTCAAGAGATGAAATAATAAAACACGCTAAAGCGTTGGGTATGGATGTTCCATCTAATGCCGCAACAATGAGTAAGGGTGCTTATAAGGATTTCACCAATAGCTTGAATACATTTAAGGCTGAAGAAAAGTATAAGGAAGCCCCTCAAAAGGCTAAGGCTAAAGAATATCACGCAACACCTGAAGGAAAAAACTATGTAGCCAAGGCTAAGGAGGCAGTTTCCCGCGCTTCAGATGAGGACAAGGCCAGTGGAAATATTAGCATTATGGATGTGCCTGCATCCGTTCGGGCTAAAATAGATACGGAAATTCCAGTTACAACTAAGTTTAATTATACTGAGGGCTTGTTATCTGATATAAGGGAAGCGTCTCCGTTTGTAACTGGAGCAAGATCAGGGGGGAAAATGGATTACACTGGCGGTACACAATCCGCCAAGGAATACCAAGATTATGTAATGAGGTATCCTGATCTAAAAAGGGCTTGGAATGAAATATTAACTAACCCAAATAGTGAGACTGCACGATACTGGCTGCCAAGAATGGGGGTTACAGACCCATCAGACATTACAATTGATAGGTTTGGA